GGTCATCGGACCCACCTCCCGTCGCGATGGGTCCGATGACCTGCCTGTGTGCCCACTAGGTGAGCCCTGTGGTTGCGTTGCGCAACTTGTTGCGACCGGCCGACCGCATCATCGCGGTCTGGACCCGTTCGCCGTCGACGTACACGTTGATCACGGGTTGGAGCACGATCGGTGTCCCGGACACACCGGAGCCGACCGTGCCCGCCGTTGTTGTTTGGATCGGAGTTGCTGCGCGTCCGGCCAACATGTCCCGCGACATCACGAACTCGCCACCGTGAACGACGGCGAGCATCGGGGAGCCCGGTGATCCAGGTACCCAACCGCCCTGGTCGAAGCCGAGCATGTGAGCGACGTTTGCGCCGAGCTGCCCCGGGTTGCTGAGCCCCTTGCCGATCTTGTCGAAGAACCCGGTGATGTCATTGACAATCGGCTTGATCGTGGACCACACGGTCATGACAGCGGATTGGATACCGAGCCAGACAGTGCCCCACTTCTTGCCGAGGAGGTCGAGGCCGGACATGATCGGGTCGTAGACGTACTTGAGCCACGCGTCGATGAACGGCTTGATCCCGGTGTCGTACGCCCACTTGATGATCTTGACGACGTCTGCCCAGATCTCGGCCCACGTGTCGTGCAACCAGTGCACGTACTGAACGATCGGAATGATGATATTCTTTGCGACCCAGAGCGCGACCTGGAGCAGTAGGTTGTAGGCGGCGTGGAAGATGTCGGTGACCATGTCCCAGCGCTTTTTCCACTCGGACACGAAGTCGCCGATGATCACGCTCAGGAAGCCCCATACGAATTTGAACACCCACACGAGGATGTCGAGGTTCATCTTGATCGGGGGTAGAAGGAAATCACGGAAAAACGAAACGACAGGATCAATTACATAGTGCTTGATCCTATCGACCGTCGCCATGAAACGGTCGGCTACGAAGTGCCAAGCGCCGACCAGCCAGTCCCAGACACCCTTGGCAACGGACTTGATCGCGCCCCACACCGTCGACCAATGCTTGATCAACTCGTAGATCCCGACGGTCACGAGCGCGACCGCGGCAAGAACGGCGAGGACAATCCACACCATCGGGTCGGCCAACATCGCGACCGTGTTCGCGATAACCGCGATTGTGAAGGCCGCCATGCCAGCGACGAGCACTGCGAACACGACCTTCATCGCGCCCTGGTGAGAGATGAGGAATCCGAACAATTTCTCAATGGGCGGCATGAGCACGTTGCCGAACTTGATGCCCAGTACCTGCACCTGCGACTCGACCTGGTGCAACTGCTGGTTGAACGTGCTCTGCGTGTTCGTCCACGCCTCCTGCATCGCGGCGGACCGTGATGCGGTGGTGCCGAGCTTGTCGTACTTGGTCTGGAGTCGGTCGGTTTCCTCGATGAGCGTCAACACCGCGCCCGACGTGCGGCCGCCGCCGAAAGCCTTCTCCAAGATCTCGTGCTGTCGTACCGCTGCCGTGCCGGACTGCTCCATGGCCGTCTTGAATGCATTCAGCAACGTCGTCTGCTGCGTGACGTCCACGCCCGCCGAGGTCAGCGCCGTCTGGTAGTTGCCGAGCTGGGCCTGGATGTCCTGCATGGACATCTTGGTGGCCTTGGACGCCGGGTATGACGCTTCGAGGTGGGTCTTGAGGTCCTGGATCGCCAGCAACAGGCCGTTGGGCTTGCGCATGTCCTCGGCCAAGGATGTGGACGATAGGCCGATGCCGTTTAGCGCGGTGATGGCGTTGTGCGATGGCGCCGACATCAGGGCGACCGTCATCCGCAAACGGGTGGCGGCCTCGTCGGCAGGTGTAACGTTGTCGGTCAGTGTCGCGAGTGCAGCCGAAAAGTCGGCCATTCCCAACCCGGCGCTCTTGAAGCTGGGTAGCACACCGGTGGCGATCGCGGCGGTGAGCTGGCTCATCCGCATGTCGCCGATGCCGACCGTTGTGTTGAGGTACGCGGCTGCGTCGGCGGCGTTCTTCACGTCGGAGAAGCCGACCGCCATGGTGCCGATAAGCGCCTGCGTGGTCGAGTCCATGTCGGACAGACCGATCGCGGAGTCCTTCGCCGACGCGGTGAGGATCGCAAGACCCGTGTTCGCGTCGAATCCGGCGGACTCGATGTGATACAAGCCTTCTGCCAGCTTTTCCGGTCCGATTCCCACCGTGGGTGCCAGGGCAAGAACCTGCTGGCTGAGTCCGGCGACCTTGTTCTGTGCCACGCCGGCCTGAGTGGCGACAAGCTCCATCTGGGTCTGGAAGTCGGCGGCCATGTGGACCGATTCGGCGCCGGCGGCGACGAGTCCGATCGCGGACATCTTGCCGATGTTCGAGATCTTCCCCCAGAGTTGCTCGCTGGTTCCCGCCTCCTTTTCGATGCCCTTCCCGATCGAGGCGAAACCTGCGGATGTTTCGGCCTTGAGCGTCGCCATCGACGCGCCGACCTTGGCCCGCAACGCCGCCCAGGCGGCGGCCATCCGTGACGTGGACTCCTCGGTGGCTGCAACCTCTTCGGCAGCGGCCGCGTCGGTGGCCTCGACCTGTTCGGCCATACCGACCTTGACGGCATCACTGGCCCGCTGCGCGGCGAGGCCAACCTCCTCCAACGCCGACGCATCACGTTCGGTGGCATAGATCCAGTCGGCGTCGTCCAACGAAAGGCGGGCATACATGTCGGCGATCTGGCTGGGCATGCGCACCGCCCCCGTTATTCAGTTACACGAGTTGCCGCCAGCCGGCTCCGAACGTCACCTTGAAAATCGTGGGCGCGCCGAAACGTTCCCCGAACCGTGCGGCGGGTTCGAGCCACGGGTATTTGTGCCCGGCGCGGGACCCGACCACTTCAAGGATTCGACCGTAAACGTTCGCCGGCGTCTTTCCCCGGAACACGCGGCCCCGTTTGGTTGTATACGTCGGGTAAAAGCCGACGCCCGTTCCGACCAGCACAACCCACGCGGTGCCGGTCCGCTCCGCCGGGGTGTGGGTGACGGACCGGGCGAGGTTTCCGGATATCTTCGCCGGACCCTCACCCGGTCGCGCCGGTGTCGGTGTCCCGTACCGGTGGCTGAACCCGGAAAGGTTCGTCTTGGCCTGCCGCTCAACCACCAACGCCAACGCCGTCATGGCCTTCTTGGTGCGGGCCTGTTGCTCCGCGGTCAGGTTCGCAAACAGTGCCCGACTCACGCCGGGCCTCAACTCAACCGCCATCACCCCACCTACCCGCGGGTGCGCGCCTCTATCCGTCGCTCGGCCGCCTCCTGGCGCTCCTTCGCGGCAGCGAGCTCTCGTTGGCGGAAGTCGTAGCAGTACCGCTTGACGTAGACAGGCACGTCACGCAGGTCCTGCCACGACCACCGCATCTCCCGCATCAGGAAGTAGTCGACGAACTCGGCGGGCACGTGCGACGTGCCACCCCAGGTCCCCTCGATGATCGAGTCGACGTCGAGCAACACGTCGCCGTAGTGGGTTCCTGGGGCTACCGAGGGTTTCGCGCCCTCGCCAGCATCGTCCCGATGGTCTCGCCGATCGCTGCCGGCACCTGGCCGAGGATCATGTCGACCGTCGCCGGCAACGGAAGGACCGCGGGCTCGTCGGCCAGGTCCATGACGTCCGTGAGGTTCCATTCGGCGATGAGGTCCGCGATTACCTCGGCGCCCGCGGCGATTGCCTCCTGGCGGTTAACGGCGGAGCCGTCCGGGTTCGTTGCCACCTCCCGCTTCGGGAGCAGCATCGACTGGGGCATCAGCAGCGGGTTGCGGACCACGACCCACACGTCGTCGCCGAGGTTCGCCAGAACCATGGGCTTGCCGGTGGCCGGGTCGCTGAAGACCGAATCCAGTGTGGACTCGCCGTTGAAGCGCAGGGTGATGGTGCGGTTGAGATATGCCATGACGGGACTTCCTATGAGTTTGGTTGACGAACTGCTCTCCGGTGGACACGAGCGGGTTCGCTCAGTCCGGTAGCGTTGGGGTTGTGACTGACTGCGCTGAGACGAGGCGTTGCAACGCCTGTCGAGAGGTCAAGTCGGCTGACGAGTTCTACTGGCAAGTGCGCGACCCGAATCACCGCGCTCACGGCCGGAGGCAGGGACGCTGCAAGGTCTGCGTTCGCGCCTCGATCAGGCAATGGCAGCTCGACAACCCCGAGAAACTGAGTGCGCGGCAGCGTGTCTATCGGATACGGCACAAGTACGGCGTCGAGCCGGCCGAGCTTGATGCCCTACTGCGTTCGCAGGGCGGTCGGTGCGCAATCTGCGGGGATGCCTTGACCATGCGGACCCTCAAGGTCGACCACAGTCACGTCACCGGCCGTGTACGCGGCCTGCTCTGCCACGGCTGCAACACCGGCATCGGCTTCCTTCGGGAGGACGTCGCCGTGATGGAGGCCGCGATCGCGTACGTGCGACGACACTCCTAATACGCGGTTGTCACGAAGTTCTTCAGCACGGCCTTGGTGATGCCGCCGTCGGTCGCGTTGAAGACGGCGGAGATGTCGTACGTCGCCTCGACGTACTTCTGGGAGAGGTCGCGAACGGCCTTCGGCACGGCACCCTGCGACATGGTGATCGTCAACGATTCACCACCGAAGCTGATGGCCTTGGTGAGGACGGCGACGATCGGTGTCTGGGTCCAGTTCAGGAACAAACCCATGTCGGTCGTGCTGTCCTCATAGATGGCCTTGTAAGACCCATCCAGTTCGAGGGCGCCGGAGAACACCTCGCGCGGTGCCTGCGTGCCGTCGGACGTGTGGATTGCCTCCGTTGCGCGCTTAGCAGTGAGGTCGAGGGTGAGCCCACGTGTCGACGACGTTCCGGCGTCCGTCATCGTCCAACCCCAACCAAGCTCGGGTTGAACTGTGGTGAAGGCCGGGGTGAACGTGGTCACGCTCTGCTCGGGGAATCCGATCCACTTTGGATTGAATGTCACCGCTGCCTTGGGATCGATCTTGATGGCGAGTTCCGACATCATGCAGCCCGGCCAGCCGCGGTAGTCGATGCCATCGAAGACGCTCAGGCTGAATGACGGTGGACGGGTTGAGATCGACTGCGCGAACGTGTGCGTCGTCGTGGTGGTAACCGCGACGCCCGACGCGTGGCCAAACCTCAACCCGGCCGCTGGCGTCACGATCGGGATCGTGAACGGACCGGACCCTGTCGGGGTGCCTGTGGTCGCGTACTCGGTGAGGGTGGTGGTGTCGATCCGGATCGTCGAACCGGCCGCGATCGTCGCCGCCGTGGAGATCGATGTTGCGCCGGCGACGCTCGTGCCCGATGTAGTCGTAGCCGTCGCCGCGGTGGTGGTGTCCGGGCCGATGATCCGGAGCCAGTAACCGATGAGGTCGGCGTAACCAGGCGTCTCCACATCCCACGTCGACTCGCTCGGACCGGGGTAGAGTCCCTGCAACACGGCGTCGTTACCGCGGATGGTCTCGTCGCGGATCGGGCTTTGGGTGGTCTCGTAAGTAGCCTTGATGAAAGGCACCGAGAACGTTGGTGCAAGGTACGTTCCGGGCGTGACCTCCTCGGACAGGCCGAGGAATGCGGAACGGGCGAGCTTAGTCACGGTGTCTCCTCGGCATCCGTCGCTGCCGCCTTCGCGGCCTTGGTCGTTGCGGTGGGCTTTTCGGCGACGGGTGCCGACGGTTCAGGGGTGAATCCGGTGATGGGCCACTTGTGGTCGATGACGCCACCGGGCTGAACCTCGACCGGCGGGTCGGTCATCACGATCAGCGGGTGGTCGCCGGCGTTGCGTTGCAGCACGGGGCACGCTCCGAGTGGTTAGCCGCCCCGTCGTGGGCGGTGGATGTGGAGGACGCGGCTGGTCCGGACGGTCCTGATCCGGGGGATGTTGAGCACGCGCGAGACCCGGACCCTTTTGACCCGGTGGGCGTGCAGGGATCGCGGGGTGCGGGCCAGGTGGCCGTGGTGGACGGTGTGGCGGGCCTGGTGGCGCAGCGAGTGGTGCAACCGGTGGACCTGGCGGTGCCGCACGAGTCCGTGCCGTGTCATGCGGTGGTGCGGCGTGGCCCGGTGATGATGTGCGCCTGCGCGGTGGGTGCCCGCGTGATGGCGACCCTTGAGAGCCGCCGACAACTTCGCCCGCGCCGCCGCGGACATCGGATGCCCGCGGTGGTGTTTTCCTTTGAGGGCGGCCGACAACTTCGCCCTTGCGGCGGCAGACATCGGGTGCCCCCGGTGGCGGTGATGCTTGCCCTTGAGCGCCGCGGACAGGTGGGCCCGTGCGGCGGCCGACAGTCTGTGATGCCGGCCTCGCATGCGGGCCGATAGCTTCGCCCGCGCCGCCGCCGACATGGGGTGTCCGCGACGTGCCACGGCGGCCCCCTACATGTTGATCTCGGGGTCGTCCGCGGAGTACGTGATGTCCGCCCGCAGGTACCCGAGCGCGAGTGTGGTTTCCGGCGGGGTGAAGTCGACGTCGAGGACGCGCGGGTTTTCGGCGACGGAGAGGAACCGGCCGCCGTGGGTCTTGTCGAGTAGCAGCCCGTTGATGCGGGTGATGACCAGCTCGACCGCGTTGTCGAGGTTCTGTTGCTCGGCCTCGGCGGACCCGGTTGCGTTGACCATTGACCACCATGCGACTAGGTGGAACGGGTAGTGCGTCATGATGCGGACGTTCGCGAACCGTTCGCTGGAGATCCGGTGCCGCATCACGTAGAGGGTGTGCGCGCTGGTGTTCTGGTCGCTGGGTCGCGGCCAGTACGCTTGGACCGCGTCAAACGGGCCGGACGGCGCTACCAGCCCCGGTAGGCCGTCGCCGGTGGTCTGCAACCACGCGGTTTCCCGCGCCACGGCGTCGGCGGTCGACATGACGGGTCACTCCCGTCCGAAGCTTGCGCAGATCTCGGCCGCTTCATCGTGAAGGAGTGCGGGGTCGTGGGTTTGCTGCGACGGTTGGAGTTCCCGGATCACGAGCGACGCAGTCATGAGCTTCCCCGCCCGCCGCAGGCTGGCCGGGACCGACACGGTGTAACCACCGGAGTACGTGACCCGAATCAGTGAACCGATCGGGATGAATTTCCCGAGGTGGAACCATACGTGCCCCGAGTCGACCTCCGGCCCATCGAATTGGGAGACGCCCACCGTCTCGCCGCCGCCATAGGACCGCACGATCGAGATGGACACGTTGCTGTAGGACCACATCTCCGGATACCGAGGCGCGTACTCACGCAGCCAGCAGTGGCGAACAAGCGTGGAGGCGCCCAACGCGTAGGCGTAGGACCGACCCAATGTCCCGGCTAGGTCCAGCGGAAGGTTGGAGCTGTCCGTGTACTCGTCGGGGTCGACACCGCTGCCGCGGAACGACTCGAAAATGCCGGTGAACGGCGCAAGACGCCGGTCCGCCACCTCCTCGCACAGGCGGGTGGCCTCCTGTAGAAGGTCCAACTGTGCGGTCGGGTCCGTATATTGCCGGGCGAGGTTGGCAAAGGCGCCGTTCGTGAACTCCGACCACGTGCAGAGAGGGGTAACCGTGTCGGCCACGGGTCACCCCCTACGCAGTCCGCGCTGCCCGGCCGGACTTTGGCGCCGGCGTGGTGTCGGTTGGGGTCGATGCGGGTTCCGTCACGGTCGCCGCCGGGGCCGGTTCCGTGATGGGGGTTGAAGGTGGATCGGCCGGGCTTTCGCCGGCAGATGCTGCCTCGACGTGCCCGTGGGGGTGAAGGAAATGGTCGACGACCGAGAAGCCTGCGTCGCGGATACGAAGCAGGAGGTTTGCGTGCTCGTCGGGTACATCGAGGACGTCGCCGTCGTGTTCCCACACGTGCCCAAGTGACGTCGCCCCGGCCTTCGCCTTACGCAAGAACATGCACGTTCTCCTAATTGCAACGGGTTGCCGGTGGCCCCGATCCCTTCACCAGGGCCACCGGCAAGAGAAGGCGGTTAGACGCCCGTGGAAACCCGGGCGAGCTTGCCCGCGTACTTCGGCGCGCGAAGCGCCAGGGTCGTGTCGCTCACGAGGGCGAACGGAAGGGTGTCCGGCGCGGTCGTGGTCGGGTAGACGTCGAGCGGCTGGGCCTCACGGACGAACGGACGGACCAAGAAGTTCTTGTCCCGGCTCGTGAGGTAGAGCGACTCGTTGCCCGTTGCGGGAGGTGCGATGCTGGTGCTGCCGCCGTAGTACTGGGTCGGCGTGACCGCCGGGCCCGTAGCACCGTTCATCGGCAACAGGTACGTACCGGTGTCCACAATGGATGTCGTGAGAACCGGCGTGATGCCGTCCGCAGCAACGCCGACAGTCGCGTCGACGTAACCCAACAGGGTTTCCGTGCCCGTGGCGCCACCCGCCGCCGTCCGGTAGACCTTGTACAGAATCGGCTGGCTTCCGTCCAACCCGCTCGGGGTTGAGAACGACAGCGTGATCGTGTTGGTCGAACCGGCACCCGTGGCCTGCGAAACCTCGGCGGACGGCACAATCTCGCCCTGGCGGGCGATGACGGCGGACACCTGGTACTTGTAGGTCAAAGTTGCACCCAGCGAGCCGCCGGTGGTGGCAGTTGCCGTGGTGACAGTGCCCGTCGGGAGACCGCGCCCGGAAAGGAACGAGGTCTTGATGAACGGGATGTCACGGTAGGTGTTGACCAGAAGACCGGCGGCGATTTCGACCTTGTCAACAAACCGCTGCTAGTTGG